CCACGATGAATTCTAGTGCAAAAATGAATCTGGGTTCTGTAATGAATCAGAATATGGGATTAATTTATGATGGAGCAGAACTTAGGTCACACTCCTTCTCTTGGAGAATGACCCCAAAGAATAGAGATGAACAACATCGAATTAATCAGATTGTTCTTGCTCTCAAGGGATATGCTTCTCCTGTGGCAAAAGGGTTTGGAGGCGGTGATGTGAATTACTCTACGGGAAAAGAGGCTGGTGAGGCTACCACTGACAACGCTAAAAACTTACCGACGAAAGGCGATGCCGCTACTGCTGGTTTGCACGGTGCAAAAGATACTTTAAGAAACATCGGACGATTGGCAATTCCGCCGACCGTCAATGTAGAGTTTTGGTATGGTAACAAAAGAAATATGAATCTCTTTATGGTCAAAGATTCTTTTATTTTATCTGTCGATGTAAATTATACTCCAACAGGTACGTGGAATGCTTATGAAGATGGCGCACCTATTGAAACACAATTAACAATAAACCTCAAAGAAAATGCTATTGTTACATCAGATATGGTTCAACAAAAAGGAGGTTACTAATGGCTAAATATACACAAGTTCTTCCTAAGTTAATGTATAATGGGGTCACAATCTCTGACATTACCCATAGAATAGACCTTCTAAAGTCTGTAAGAAAGTATGAATCACTCTATTATTCGGCAAAAATTGCAGAAACAATGACGCCAGAAAAATTGGCTCTCGAGGTTTATGGTAATCAAGATTTGTGGTGGATTATATGTGTTATTAATAAGGTCATTGACCCCTTTTATGATTGGGTAAAAAGAGAATCCGAAGTATACGCATATACTGATATGGCATATGACGATAGAAATGGCATTCATCACTATGAAGATACAGAATTTACACACTTCAAAGAAGATAGTCCTGAAAATGATAGAGTACCGATTACTAATCTTGTTTGGGAACTACATAAGAACGATGAAAAAAGACAAGTAATGCTGTTAAAACCTAAACATATTCCAAAGATAGAAGCGGAATTTGCAGAGTGGATGAGACAAACAAAAGTCCAACATCAGGAGTAATATATTATGGCGATGCCTACATTCGAGACTCTTGACCCGAAAACAACAACAGAATGGAGTGTCGAGTTCAAAAATTATAAAGGAGACAAAGCAGAGATAAGTGGCATTGTGTCCCAACTCTCTATATACGAATCCATATATAATAATTGTATGTTCGGCAATATAAAAATTCAAGATGGTACAGGATTTGTCGAAGCAAACGGTATAGTCGGTTCTGGTGAAGAAGAGGTACATTTTACCTTAGAGACCCCAAATACTGGAATGAAGAAAACAGCGAATCTTGAAAAAGAATTTAAAATTAACAGTATAAGCAATGGAGTCAAGAATCCGAAATTTACTGAATATGATATAGGAATATCATCCAAGTATCTTTTTGTAAACAACAAAAAGAAAATCAGTCGCTCATTCTTGAAGATGACGGCCTCTGAGATAGTAGATTATATCGGTGTAAATATCCTGGAATTTGGGAGCCACGGCCTCTGGACTGATTTAAAAGCAACTCCGACCAAACACGAGAAAAATATAATTGTTCCTAATTGGAATCCTTTCCAGGTAATAAATTTTCTTGCCAGGAACAGTGTCTCCTCCGAAGGAGCATCAGACTATGTGTTCTTTGAGAATAATGATGGGTTTAAATTCAAAACTATTGATGAATTAAAGGGTCAAGATACCAAAAGGTTTCTGAAGTTGAAGAATATGCCTATGAAATTGGTGTCCGATGCAGGTGGATTCACGGTTGATAATGCTATAATGGAGAACTACTCTGAAATGCAACGCTTTAACCTTTCAAACGGGCAGTTGAATGGTCAATATGCAGGGTCTATCTTGACTCATAATATATTGGAAAAGAGTCTAACACCATACACAGTAAAATATGATGAGAAAATACATAAAATTAATGCAGAAGGAATCGGTCTTAATGGGCCTCCAGCGAAGCCTTTTAAAGACGTTAATGATTGGCAACATAGTGGCTTTATGAGTTCCAATTACTTGTATGATATCCACGATAAAGGAGAATTCAGTCATTATCCTTGGTATGATATGAAGAAAGCAGAATTGAGAACCAATATCATTAAGTTTGATATTCCTGGTGATACAAATATTTTTGCTGGTGATGTTATTCAAGTAAGAATTCCAACTCATATTCACGTTCACGATATACCAGAGGACCAATATCTGACTGGTCTTTGGTTAGTTACTGCAATACACCACAAGATTAATACAAGTGAATATGTATGCACCTTAGAGTGTATGAAAGATGGGTTCTTCTCAGACCCAGATGTAACAATAGCGGCGAGAGCCTAGAGGAGATATATTATGCAATTTATGGGATTTGATGGTTTTATTTGGTTTACGGGTGTCGTAGAAGATAGACGTGACCCTATGAAACTTGGGCGAATGAAGGTACGTATCGCTGGTTTACATACAGAAAAGAAGGTACAAGGTAAGGATGAAGGCATCCCTACAGAAGATTTGCCTTGGGCACATCCTATGCAATCGCTTACGTCAGCGGCCATGAACGGAATCGGACAGACGCCTCTTGGTCCAGTAGAAGGAACGTGGGTAATAGGATTCTTTAGAGATGGTGAGAACTGTCAAGAACCTATTGTGATGGGTACGATTGGCGGATATCCTATGGAGAAACCCAAACCTACAGGTTTCAATGACCCAAATAAAGTTTATCCAAAAGAAACACATTTAATTGAACCAGATACCCATAGACGAGCAAGAAAAACATTTAAATTCCCACCAGATATGGAAGAGGCTGAGTCTAAGCCAACTCCTCTCGATACAGAAGGTGGTCGTGAAGAAGATAAAAATGTAGTTATTGCTCTTGGTGGTGGAATTATGTGGGATGAACCAAAGAATCCATTTGATGCTGAGTATCCGTTCAATCACGTAAGAGCCAGTGAAAGTGGTCACGTAGAAGAATGGGATGATACAGTAGACCACGAGCGAATGATGAGATGGCATAAATCTGGCACATTTGAAGAGATTCGAGAAGAGGGCTCAAAAGTCACAAAGATAATAAGAGACAACTATAAAATTACAATGGGTAATGATTATGTTCATATTACGAAGAGTACGATTGATGACCACGGTGGTAATATGTACGTAACAGTTGACGGCGATGCTCATTTCAGAGTTGCTGGAAATGCCTCATACGAAATATCAGGGAATTGGGATGTAGAAGTCGGTGGAAATTGGACAGTAGATGTATTAGGAAATACACAAATTTCTACTGTTGGAACTAAACTTGACCAGTCAAACGGAGTCCACACAATTAAAGGAAGTGTTATACACTTAAATCCATAATGTTTGAACCAAATGAAAAAATGACGCCTAAGATAACCAAGGATATTAAGGGCCGCACTGCAATCATCATTGATGATTTTTACAAGAATCCAGATGAAGTGCGGGAACTTGCGTTATCTTTAAAGTATAATGATTCGTCTGATTTGACCAGTGGATTTCCTGGAACTAGAGGAGTCTTTGATACTACTGAAGTAAAAGAAAAACTATATGATGTATATCTTCATCTATGTGCCAGATATTTCGATGGTCAATTTGACCTTATTGAATTTAATAATAATTGGGACAATCAAGTGTTCTTAGTAAATGTTTTAAATGATTCTACTTTAAAAGCGAATCCACTAGGCATATTGCCTCATCAAGATTGGTGGCAGGATGACGAGTCCTCATTTCAATTTGGAAGTGTGATTTATTTAAATACACCAGATGAATGTGCAGGCGGAACAAATTTGTATAGTCATTTTGGTAAGATGACTATTCCAGATGATTGGCAACCACAATGGGTGTTAGATGTAGATGAACCAGAGTTTGAATATATTAAATCTAAAGTTGATGGCGGTAAGCCATATACTTGTGAGTTTGAAGCGGAAATGGTATATAATCGAATGGTATTATATCAAGCAGATGTTCTGCACGGTCAAAATGTAGACCTTGGTATGTTTACCGATTATAATCGAATCAACCAACCACTTTTTATGTAGGGAGAAATAAATGGCCGATGTAACATTATCAACACTCCTCTCTCCAGGCGAGGCTATTGTATCATCTACAGGAACATCATATTTCAAAGATGTTGGTGATGCGTTAGGGAAAATTGGTGGCGAACTACGGTCTCCTGCGTTTAATCAAGTAAATTCTATGAAGTCGGCCGCGACTTCACTTGATGTTGTAAGCAAGGTTGACCAATATGCTCTTCAACAGGCTTTCCCTCAAGATGCTGATGCTATATGGGGAGTACTCCAAGAAGTTCAAGACGTATCTGATGCGTTCACATCCTGTGGCGACTTTGCTCAAGATGCCCTACTAGGCGCACAAACAGACTATATCAAAAATACAGGTATTCAACAAGCAGGAAGAGAATTATCTCAAGCATTAAATCAAGCAGATAGTATGATAGATTGTGTGGCTGGTTTTGCTACATTATTTGAGTCTGCTGGTATAATGGATGATGCACTAAACTTAGGTGATTTACCACAACTCTCATCTCGACTACAATCAGTTATAAATGATTTAGGTAATCCAAATGCCTTGGCTAATATTTTGGCTAATACTTCGGTGATGCAAGAATTAGTAGCACAGATGAACAATATGTGTGGTAATATGATGGCCGAACTCAACAAACTGATACAAAAGGATGTTGATGCAATGCAGGCTGCCCTTACTAAATTAGCACAATGGGCTGCCTTTGCTAAATTGGCAACATCTGACCCTTGTGCCCTTGTAAATAATAATATGATGTTATCTCATATCACTGAACCAGTGATGGCAGATATTGTTAAATTGTATGAAGCCGCAACTGGCCAAACAGTAACTCCTATGGACCCTATTATTCCACTTGGAGATTTGTTGGGTGGGGTAGCGAGTGGTGTGCCTTCTGTACCGAAAATGACTCAGGCTGCCCAAGTAGGATTAAAAAGTTTTGCTAATGTTTCTAGTGATATTCCTGTCGGCACAGCCTTAGCAGCCGCCGCAGAATATACGAAAACTCAGATGGAATATATTAATGGAGTTGGCTGGGTAGTACCAGAAGGTGCTGTAACAGATTTGACAAAAGAAGTTACATCAGGAGTGAATCGTTTTGTTGATACAAAATCAAATTTCATTGCTAATGCAATGGATAAACATTATGAAGCAGTAGCCAGAGATAAAGAGGCTGTTGCTAAAGTACATAAAGTTGGTTGGTGTTCTGGTGGTGTTGACAATAGAAATATGGAAAGAGGAATGAGTGCTAATAGAAATGAAGCAGAATGTGGAGCAAGTGGTGGTGAGTGGAAAGAAAGAGAAATGACAGAGAATGAAATACAAATCGCAGGTTCTGTTGAAGCCGCGATGGGTAGTATTGCACCCACACTGAAAGATGTTTTTAGTAATATCGTAGGTGACCCGCCTGCATCGAGTCCTTCTTCTGCACTTTCTGGTGGAGCACCAGCACCAGTGACAAAAATTCGAGATGCTATTGCGGACCCCGGTGCATTTTTTGGTACAAAAGCAACACCATTCGTGCCAGGAGTTCCAACGGCCGCGGCGAAATCTTCTCCCGACCCTAAAGACCCTGCGCCTTTTTTACCTCTTTCATCGGCTAGTTTCGCCCTGGCAGCCCAATTACCAGGCTCAGTAAAATCTATGGTAGGAGCGGCCCTTGCTCAAGCATCTTCTTTAACGGCAGTTGCTGTACAGCAATCTAATGTTGGTGGTGACATATCCGAATATCATCAATCAATGGAAGCAATAGAACTCGCAATGAAAACTGGTGATTGGTCAAATGTAGAAACTTGTCGTTGTAAGCCGAAACCGGCAGTTGCTTCTACAAAAGAAACGGGTTCTTGTGACTTTACAAGCCTCGCTTTTCCTGATGGATATAAATTAATTGAACCAAGTTTTTATACTCCAGCCTTGACAGCAAAAGTAGATGCGGCCAAAGCATCAGGTTCTGGTGAGTATGTAATGGGAGATGACGGAAATATCTATCAATCTGCTGAAGTAGTAGTAATGGCTAAATATGGAGCAACAAAAGTTGACCCTTATTTACCAGGAAAATCAGTTTGTGAACAGTATAGTGGCAGTTGGACTGTCGCTCAAGAATCAAGTAGTGGGGCTTCAGGCAGCGGCCGTTCCTATGATATTGACACTGCCAGTTCGAGAACAGTGTGCGAAAATGCAAATGGGGCTTGGGTTTGTGCGAAGGGAACAGAGAGGAGTGGCGCGGCCAATAAAGCACTCGAATCTTGGGGAAAATTCACAAATAAAAAGGCTGTAAATCCAAAGTCGAAAGTACCGTCAGCAATACAGTTTGATACGAAAAAGTTGCCATCATTAAATTTCACTTCATTTAAGTCAGGGAGCGATACAGGAAATTGATATGCCAGCAGTTCATAGATTAACTGATATTTGTACAGGACACGGGTGTTACCCACCGAGGGAAAATGCTAGTGCCTCTCCTAATGTGTTTGCTAATAGTCTAGCGGCACACAGAGTAGGAGATGCTTGGCAGACTCACGGATGTGCCGTTTGTATACCTCACGGAGCCTCTCAAGCGAGTGGTTCTCCAGATGTATTTGTGAATGGTCAGGCTTGGTCAAGAATTGGAGATGCGGTTGATTGTGGCTCTTCAAATCAAACAGGTTCTGGTGATGTATTTGCAAATGGTTAATGATGTGATTACGACCTATTAGTATAAATATAGTAGACAACAGAGGAAAAAGTAGATGCCGGCGCCGATTAAAACACAGAGAATCAGAAAATATAGAGACATAGATATGGATTTTCTTGTGCATCCGATGACCAATGATATTGTTGGAAGGTCGGATGTAGATGCGATTAACGGCTCGGTCATTAATATCATCAAAACCCGGCGAGGGGAACGTGTTTTTAGTAGCGAGTTCGGTTCAACCGTATATCATTCGTTATTTGAGCCAATGATTACAGAAACTCGTGTTATATTAGAAGCGGCAATTGAAGAGGCAATCAATTCTCAGGAACCCAGAGTTGAGTTACAAGGAGTTCAATGTAAGCCTGACCCAGATAGGAATGGTTATGCAGTAACAATCGTGTACGTTCCAGTCAATGAAGGCTCTCCAGTAGAGTTAGATTTCTTCTTAAACAGGTTGAGGTAATAGAGATATGGCAAACGGTAATTATACAAGTAATCCAAAAGCATTAGATTTATCAAATTTAGAATTTGAAGGTATTAAGAGTAATATCAAAGAATTCTTAAAAGGACAGGATGAATTTTTAGACTACGACTTTGAGGGTTCTGGAATGAGTGTTATGTTAGATGTTATGGCATATACGACTCATTATATGGGCTTCCATACAAATATGGCCGTCAACGAAGCGTTTCTTGATACGGCCACCCTGAGAAATTCTGTAGTATCTCACGCAAAAGCGATTGGATATATTCCAAAATCAGCGACGGCCGCAGAAGCAATTGTCAAATTACAATTTGACACGACTGGTCAGGACCCATCTTATATTGTTATGGAAAAAGGCACACAATTTGTATCGAATATTTCAGGTGTACCAACTCCATTTACTAATCTAGAAACAATCAATATTTTTGAAGATGAGGGTGGTGCTTTTGCAGGAGAAGTTAAATTACGTCAAGGCGTATTAAGGGGCTTAGAATGGACTTATGATGCTACTTCTGAAACACAATCATTTTTTATCGAAGATGTAACGTGTGATAGGTCAACTATCACTATGACAGTTAATGATAAACCTTGGGATAACAATCAAGTTTTATCTGAATTAGGTGGCGAAACTCCAACATATTTCTTACAAGAAGGACTTGATGGAGTTACAGAGATTTACTTTGGCAACGGAATTTTCGGAAAAATTCCTCTTGATGCACAGAGTATTAAAGTAACATATCTGTCTACTGATGGCGCAACAGGTAACTATACTTCAACAATTACTGAGCAGGTCTTTGCACTTGAATCAACTATTGATAGTGTATATACCTCAGGTCAAGTAACAGTGAATACAGTTGATGTTTCTTCTCTTGGTTCTGAACCAGAAAGTACAGCAAACATCAAAGAAACTGCACCGAGGGCATATGAGAGACAAGATAGAGCGGTGACTGCCGAAGATTATAAAACTATTTTGATAGAAAAATATCCAAACATTGAGTCTATTGCAGTTTGGGGCGGAGAAGATAATGACCCACCACAGTATGGTGCGGTATTTATTTGTATCAAACCGAAATACGGTCTTGAGTTATCACCTCTAACAAAGCAAAAATTAACTGACGATATTCTATCAAAATATAATATGCTGGCAATTAATCCTATTATCACTGCACCAGAATATACGTATATTGATGTTGAGACTATAGTTAAATATGACCCAGTATTAACGTCATTATCTTCTAGTGAAGTACAAACTAAAATTATTGCCGATATTGCGGCGTTCTTTGAAGAAGAAGTTAGCCAATTTAGAGTTATTATGAGATATTCTAAACTTGGCAACACTATTGATGCGGCTGACCCTTCTATTAGTAATAACTTGACCTCAGTAAAATTCTATAAGAAGTTTTATATTCAAGCATCGAATACCGTTGGTAACTACATTTTCAGATATGATAATGCTATTACTCCTGGTTCTGCTGTTTCCTCAGTATTTGGTAATACAGAAACTAGCACCCAATACGCATTACTTGACGATGGTCAAGGGAACATTCTCTTGTATGATATTGTCAACGAACAGTTTTTGAATACTGAACAGGGCACCATTGATTATGAAAATGGAATTATTGAGTTAATTGGATTTAGACCAGTTCTTGACACAAACTCAGTAATTAGTTTGTACGCTACACCACAGTCAAACGACATTACTGCAATAAGAAGTAACCTGCTGGTACTAAATCAAAGTAGTGTTACAATGCAGAGTATAAATTGATGGGTGTAGGTACAAATAATGGCTAACGAAAAATTCACTAAATCTCCAGCAAAGTTTCTATCAATCTTTGTGGAGCGTATGGTCCCCGATTATGT